ATATCTGGGACGTGTTGGGGGAGGTTCAAAGCGAAGAAGCTGGTGATCCTAATCCGGGCTGGTGGGCGTATCGAACGGCAACAATCACGATGCCTAGACGCTCGGGAAAGACAACGCTGCTACAGCCGATGACAATGCACCGAGCGGAAATTACGCAGAATGGTCGCCTTGTGATGACCGCTCAGACACGTATCGCTGCGGTGAAGCGTTGGGGTGATTTGGCTGATGTGATCATGTCGTCATATGTGGGTTCGCGTGTGAAGCGGAAGTCTTCTGTTGGCGGTGAGCGTTTGACGTGGATCCGTTCGGGTTCGACGTTTGAGCCACAGCCACCGAATGCTACGGCAGGTCACGGCGATGAGCCTGACTTGGCGCTCGCGACTGAAATCTGGTCATGGTCGGCGTTGCAAGGCGCGGGAATCGAACAGGCAATCTTCCCCACATTCCTCACAAATAACGGGCAGTTTATTCGCGAATCGACGGCAGGCACGAACGACTCGGCGTATTACAACAACGTTCGGGCCCAGGGTCGCGCTGCCGTACTCGCAGACTCTCAATTAGGTGAGGCTTATTTCGAGTGGTCTGTGCCCGAGACGCATAAGGGCAAGCCTGTTGAATCGCTCACGGATAAGACGCTACTCGACCTCGTTATCGCACACCATCCGCGTTCCGATATTGATATGCGCACGTTTCTCGAAGAGGAGCTCACGCGTGCGCAAGGCCCCGGTGGTTCGGGTCGTGCTGACTGGCTGCGAGCGTATGGTAACCACACTCAACCGATGGTGAACATTGACCCGATCGTTCCCCTTGAATCGCTCCTACATGCCGAGACTGACGAACTGATTCCTGAAGGTGTACCTGTCTCTATCGGCGTTGACGTTGATCCGCTTGGACGTGAAGCGTCTGTGTCTGTCGCGTACCGTACGGATTCGGGAACGTGCTTGTCTGAGGTCGTACGCACGGGGCCGGGAACACTCTGGCTGCCGGGGTTCGTGGCAGGCATGATCGAACGCGGAACCGCGGAGTTTTTGCCGGTGCAGGTGAACGATACGGGCGTGACTCGCGACGTTGCTGATGCGCTCGATGCTGCTGGCTTCCAAGTGGCTCGTGTGGGCACAAAGGACTTTGCTGCTGCATGGAACCGTTGGCAAACCCAGATCATGCACAAGGACGAAGAGGGCACGCCTACGCCACTTGTCCGCCATGTCGAATCGCGCCCACTGTTGGAGGCTGTGGAGAAGGGCGGGTGGCGTGTAGTCGCTCAGACCCGTGTCCCTGCTGCTGTGGACGATGCGCCCATTTCGTCGCTCGTCTCGCTATTCCTCGCAGTATGGGGTGCTGACCACATTCCAGAGAAGGAAGAAGAATTGGGAGCGTTCCAAATTTTCTAGTGATCTGGGTTACCATGTGTCGAAAGAGCGAAAGGTTAGCATTAGCCTATGACGATTATTTGGCCCCCTCCAGTCATTCCGAACATTCTTCAAACTGGAGTTCGTGGGGCGCAGGGTGTGGAGTCTCTGCCTGCCGTTGCTCGCGCCCTGGGCGTGATTACTGGTTCTATTTCGCAAATGTCGGTCACGTCGTCGGAGCGCTCGCGCATCGTAGATAAGCCTGACCCGCTGCTTTCGCGCACCAACTTTGTGTCGTCGTCTATCCGCGATTTCCTGCTGCATGGCAATACGGCGTGTCTGATTCTTGACCGAGATGAGGCGAGTAATCCGACGGCCGTACGATACATTCCTGCGCATCGTTGGGGTCTGCCGGACGATACAGGCACGACGGGCTACACGCTTGACGGTAGACCAGTAAGCGCATCGGACGTTATCCACGTGCAAAGAGGTGTAGACCCTGCCAATACGCGTCGCGGTATGGGTGTCGTGGAACAGCACTTGCGCGACTTTCAGCGCATCGACCTGCAATCTGAGTACGAAAAGGAATCGCTTTCGAAGGCTGGCGTTCCGTCTGTTGCTGTGATCGCACCTCAGAAGGACTTGACGCAGGACGAAGCGGATAGGGCTGCGTCGGCGTGGGCGGATAAGTTTGACGGCCCCACGCGCAAACCTGCGATTCTGCCCAACGGCACGACTGTTCAGACGCTCGCGTGGAATCCGACAGACCAGCAACTCACCGAGTCGAAGAAGCTTGCCCTCACCGACGTAGCAAATATCTTCAACATGGACGGGTATTGGCTTGGTGCTCCTAGTTCGTCGCACACATACAAGTCACCGGGGACGATGTATACGGCGTTCCTGCGGATGACGTTGAACCCGGTGATCGCCCCGTTTGAAGAAACGTGGAGTGCGTTGGCGGACGGCTGGAAGTTTAGGCGGCTTGACCTGTTGGTGGATGATTTCACAACAGAAGTGACTACGGGTGTTGCCGGCGTGACTGCTGGTTTGTTCACGGTCGAAGAATGGCGGGAAAGGGTAGGAATGTGAATATCGAGACACGCCTATTTGGTGGGTTTGAAACACGCACGGAGGAAGTTAACGGCTACACATTCCTGCATGGTCGAGCCGTCCCGTACAACGTCCCGGAATACATCGGTACGTTTAATGAGGTGCATTTACCTGGGTCGTTCGCGAAGACGATTAGAGAGGCTGCTGCTGCCCTCCCGTTGCTGCTGTTCCACGATTCGAAGCAATTCCCTGTTGGTCGTATCGACAAATGGGAGGATACTGAGACAGGTCTTGATGGCGTGTGGAAGTTGGACTCTGGCGAGAACGCTCAACGTGCTGCGAAACTTGCTGCCGACGGAATGCTTACTGGTATGTCTATTGGTTTCAAGCCGATCAAGAACAGGTCTATCGAGCGTGTTGAGAAGTTTGACCCGCGTCTTGGGGCTGAATATGTGGACACGATTTTCCGCAGTGAGTCGAAATTAGTAGAAGTCTCACTCACACCTACGCCAGCGTTTGATGCTGCTCGCGTGACCCTCGTTCGGTCGTTTGAGAATCCGCGTGCGACACGCAAACTTGAAGCGTGGTCGGAGATTGTAGAAAATCTACGCCAGACACGCTAACCTAATTGCAACTACTCGTTAGCCGATGGTTTAGCCGATGCGGTCGCTGAACCTTTCACTCACGAAAAATCATTCATTTTCGTTTTTGAAGGGACAATAAAATGTCGAACCCCGTATTGGATCGGTTGGTCGCAGAACGCGCCACCCAGATTGAACTTATGGACGGAATTCTCGCGCAGGTTGAGAATGAGTCACGCGATCTTGTTGATGCTGAGACGCGGAATCTTGAAGCAATCCGCGAACGCATCGACCAGATTGACAAGCAGACTGAGGGGCTTGTTGATTTCGAACAGAAGCGTGCTGCTGCCGTCGCTGCGTCGTCTACGCCTGCTGGTCGCGCACCGGCGCGTGTAGAGAACCGAAGCCACGAATACCGCACGGCTGGCGAGGTCATGGCCGACGGTTTCCGCGCCGTCCTAAACAACGATGAACGGGCGATGTCGCGCATCGAGTCGGCTGGCTTGAAGATTGAGAACGGCGTTCTTCAGCGTGCCATTCCGCACACCACCACAGGCGATGCTTCTGGCATTCTGCCTACCCCCATCGTTGAGGGTGTGATGCGGAAGATTGATGCTGACCGTCCATTCCTGAACACTGTTGGCGTACGCAACCTCGCTGGCATTCCCGGCACGTCGTTCTCGATTCCGTACGTTTCCGAGAACTTGCAGGTTGGTTTGCAATCGGCCGAAAAGGCTGAAGTTGAAGATGGCCGTCTGACGATTTCCTCGGTACAACTGACGAAGGCTACCTATGGTGGTTGGACGAACGTTTCCAAGCAGGTCATGGACTGGACGAGCCCTGACATCTGGAACGAACTCCTTGCCAACTTTGAGGCCGTTTACGCGAAGCAGACTGAACTTGCTGCCGTTACTGCCCTTGACGCACAGGCGACTGTCGGAAACCTCGATGTGGTCAACCCTGCTGCTCCGACGTTTGCGGAAATCATCACTGGCGTTGCTGATCGCGCTTTGACGATCCGTAGCGCATCGGGTCAGAACGCGACTGATGTGTGGGTTGATGCTGTTGTGTGGAAGGTTCTCGAAGCTCAGTCAGTTCTTTACCGCGCGACCACTGGTGGCGATGGTGGCGGAGTTGCTGATCTTGGCAACCTGTCGATGACTATGGGAGGCCGTCGTTACACCTACGTGCCTGACCTCGATGCAACAACCACAGCGATGGTTGTTGGTGCAGCAAATCGCTTCGCTGCCTACGAGGATCGCTTCGGATTCTTGCAGGCTGTCGAGCCAAAGGTGTTCGGTACGCAGTTGGCATACGGTGGCTACTTCGCTTCGAAGTTGCTCACCGCGTCGGCAGCCATCAAGGTTGAATTGACATGAGTTGGATCACGTCTGGGCAGGCCCTTACCTTAACGGGTAGGGGTCTGTCGGACGTGGACTCTGACAGGTTCGACGCGATTCTGTCGGCAGCAGTTGCGCAAGTAGAGGCGATTCGTACTGACTTGTTCAACGATGACCGGACGGTATTCACCCCCACAAATGACGTGCTTCTCGGCACGGCAATGCTTACGGGCCGTTGGTATGACCGAGGCGTGACCCCATTGGGTGTCGCGGAATATGGCGACATGGGTGGGGCGCAATTGCGGTTTGACCCTGATATTCAGAAACTGATTGGTATCGGTTGGGCCGGTCGTTTCGTGTTTGGAGCGTCGTCGTGCGTGGCGTGATCGCAAGGGCAGAAGAAATCGCTAACCAGATCGCTGTCGATGGCGTGATGGCAACCTGTGATATCACTAGGATTGGGTCGTCAGTGCCGGGTGTTTTGGTGGTTCCTGCCCCGACGCTGACACCCTCTGGTTTATGTGATTCGGCTGACGCGTCGTGGACGATCGTCGTGCTCGCGAAACAGCCAGCAAATCTCGTCAACACGGGCAAGCTTCTCGATCTTGTTCAACACGTTTGGGACACGTTGGATTACACGATTCGATTTGAGCCTGACGCATATCAGTTGGGTGACCTTTCGCTTCCTGCCTATGTGGGTCGGTATGAGGAGCAAATCGACCTATGAGCACTTACGAAGGTTTCGTTATCGTCCCGAATGTGAAGGGTCACGCGTCTGGCTTTGGGCGCGTGTCGTTTCGCGAGGGGTCGGTAACTATCCCACGGCGTATCCCGACGCTTCTAAACGGTCACGGTGGCCCGGCGTTGGGCAAGATCACAGCGATTCGCCATGAAGATGGTGGCGTGTGGATTGAGGTCGACGTGCCAGGCGTGGACGAAGACAAGTTGGGTGTGTCGCCTGAATTGTCGAATGTGACTGTGTGTGGCCGTGAGATTATTGCTGGACACTTAGACCGCGTGGCACTTGTCGAATCGCCACGGTTTGACACATTTTTATCAAGGCAAGAAAACCTATTTGAAGGAGAATCATAAAATGCCCGCAAAGACTTACACTGTGGGGCCGGGCAAACTCGTGTTTGGCCAGACAGGTTCAACGAAAGAAGTATCTTGCCAAGTCTCGTCTTGCGTTGTCTCGTGGGACGTTGAGCAAGGCGATAAGACGAATCTTCTTTGTGGTGAAACTGAGTTTGGCGCGTCTGACTACTCGGCAACGCTGAAGGCAACTCTGTTCCAAGACCTAGCCGAAGCGAACCCGTTTGTTGCGTGGACGTGGACGAACAAGGGAACTGTGCAGCCCGTGGAGTTCGTGCCGTCGACCGCCGCTGATAAGGCGATTACTGGCAACGTTGTCATCAACCCAATGGACGTGGGCGGGGACGCAAAGACGAAGCCGACTTCTGACATTGAATATGCGTTCCAAGGCGAGCCTGTTTTGGGTGACGCTACGCCATGAGTAACGCTGCGGTCACGGTTACTGGGGCTCGCGAACTCCGCAAAAGCATGAAGAAAGCGGAGTTGAGCCTGAAGGACATGACTGCGATTCACAAGCACATTGCGACGATCGTCGCAACGGAGGCGAAAAGACGTGCTCCAGTACGCACTGGGGCGTTGCGCAAGTCGGTTCGCCCTTCTGCTACCCAGACGGCAGCAATCGTCAGGGTAGGCAACAATAAACGCGTGCCGTACGCGATGCCGATTCACTGGGGTTGGCCGTCGCGTAACGTGAAGAAAAACCCGTTCGTGTCTCACGCTGCGCAAGCAACGGAGCCGATTTGGACGAAGTATTATCTACAGGAAGTAGATAAGATTCTATCGAAGATTGAGGGAACCACATTATGATGAAGCGTCTGAAATTGGCTGTGCAACTGCTGGACGAAACCGAGTTTGAGGTCATCGTTGGCAATCCGTCGATGGTGGCATACGAGCGGACTGCTGCTAAACGAGGATGGCCAACTAGTCCCGGTGATTCGCCTGTGATGTGGCAGACATTCCTTGCGTGGCATTCGGCAAAAGCACAAGGGTTGTACACGAAAGAGTTCACAGATTTCTGCGATACAGACGCTGTTCTTATCGAAATCGTGGAAGAAGACGACGACGAGGTAAACCCTACGCAAGGGAGTCAGCGCATTGGTTAGCGCTGGCTCTCGCGTACCAGTTCAAGGGGACAACGCCTGATTACTGGATGGAAGCGGATAGTGAACTGATCGCAACAGCGTTAGTGTTCTTAGAGGAAGTGAGCGAGTCTTATGGCAAGTAATACGGCGATTCTGTCTATCAAGATTCTCGCGGACGCTAAGAAGGCCGTTCAGGGTCTGACTGATGTGGAGAAACGCACACAGCGTATTCAGGATTCGGTAAAGAGGGCTGCTGTCCCTGCTGCTGCGTTTTTGGGTGGTCTTGCTGCTGGTTCTGTTGCTGCTGCGAAGGCCGCATCTGAAGATGAGCGTGCGCAGAAGATTCTTGCGAAGACGCTGGAAAATGCGACTGGTGCGACACGTGGACAGATCGCTGCGACTGAAGACTGGATCGACAAACAGGCGCGTGCTACCGGCATTGCGGATGATGAACTGCGTCCGGCATTGGGCCGTCTCGTCGCGGCGACTGAGGACGTTGGCAAGGCGCAGGAGTTGCTGGCGCTCGGCATGGACGTGGCGACAGCATCGGGCAAGCCTTTATCGACTGTTACCGATGCGCTTGCGAAGGCCGCTGGTGGTCAATTTGGTTCGTTGAAGCGTCTTGTGCCGTCGCTGTCCGACGCTGCGACCAAGTCCGGCGATTTGAGTAAGGTCACGCAAGAACTGTCTGAGAAGATGGGCGGGTCGGCAGCAGCAGCAGCCGAAACGTCAGCAGGCAAAATCGAGCGTTTGAAGGTTGCTGCAGACGAGTTCAAAGAGTCTTTGGGTGCTCAACTGTTGCCCGCTTTGGAGAAGCTTGTCAATATGCTTTCGGAGATTGTGGCGTGGGCAGAAAAGCACCCGACGGCGTTCAAGGCTATCGCGATTGCGTTGGGCATCGTCGCTGCCGTCTTGGTCGTGCTAAACATCGCGTTGTGGGCGACGACGACGGGCTTGTGGGCTATGGCTGCTGCATTGTGGGCGAACCCGATTACGTGGATTGTCGCTGCGGTCATCGCGTTGATCGCCGTAATGGTGGTCTTGTATAAGAAGAACGAGACTTTCCGTAACGTTTTAAAGGGCCTGTGGGAAGTCGCCAAGATGACTTGGAACGGCATTCGGGACGGCATCAAGGCGGTCTGGGATTGGATCGTCAAACTCATCAATAAGATCAAGGACATCAACTGGCCGTCGCCCCCTCAGTGGATGAAGGACGCAGGTTCTTGGGTTGGTGGGCTATTTGGCGGTGAGGGCTCTATTGCCGTGACTGGTGCTGGTGCTCTGTATGGTGGCCCTGCTCCGTCTGTACGTCCTTCGAGTGGCAGCGGTGTAACGATCATCATTCAAGGCGCGGTGGACCCGGTTTCGACGGCGAAGCAGATTGAACGCATTCTTGCCCGTGGCTCTCATGCGGTGGGAGTGCCGGTCTAATGGGAGCGTCGTGGAGCGTCACCGTCGCGTTGGTTGATGACGCGATGGTGGCGCAGACGCACCTTTCAGATGAGACGTGGCTGCCGGGTGCGTCGGGTTGGCGCATCCTGGACGGCTTTGAATATTCATGGAGTCATAAGGATGGGCAGATTCCGGGCAGTCTTGACCCGGCCCGCGTATCAATGACATTCGCTGCCCCGTCGTACGCTGACCTGCCTCCCATCAACATTGGTACACGTTGGAAGATCACCCTGAAGGTGGGGGGGACAGCGACGGCAAATAATGTCGTACACCGAGAGTTCAACATCACCGACGTATCGCTTTCGTTTGACCCGAATCGCCCCTATCCTGCTGAGGCGAAGATTGTTTTCACTGATCTTCTCGCGAAATTACGCGCAACAAATTCAAACGCGCTTCGACTGCTGAATGCCCATCGCGCTGAAGCTGCTTGGTATTACTTGCTGAATGTTGCCGAGTCCGTCGCTTTGCACGCGATTGCTTCGAGCGTGTACACGCTTGTACCTGCCATGTCTACCGGCGAGACGTGGGCTGGGCGACCTCGCGTACTAGACGGGTTTCGTGACGCTTCCACGACGGGAGGGTTAGCGTCGGCGCTCGCATCGTCTCCGATGCGTGACCGGCATTGGAGCGCGTTCCCTTCGTCGTATCATGTGACTGAGCAACCCTATCCGTTCGCGTGGGGCGAGGTTTGGTACGCGACGATCGCTGCTGACATCGCCCGAACCCTAGGCATAGACACCCCTACATCTGGGGAGCCGGAGTATCTGCAACTTCTCCCCCATGATCGCAAAGTTCTCGGACGAGTTGAGGCGCTCTACACCCTTTCGCTGTCTGGTGGTTCGTATCGCCTCACTCGACGCACCCCTGAATACGCGTCGCATTCGGAGATTCTGCTACTCGATGCGTGCAAGGTACAAGTGCCAGCGTCGGCGGTATTTTCGCGCGCGCACACGGTAACGGTTCTCGAAATTGAGGGCGGTGTGCTTGACGACGACACAACCCCGAATAGTCCGTGGCGTGATCGCCTGGGCGTGACTAGTATCGCGTCTCCGTACGCGTCCGTCTACGGCATCAACTCGGCATCGGTAGAAACCGATATCGCAACGGCGCGTGATGATCGTGGCGGACGAGACGAGAGTACGGGGCGCATTTCAAATGCGACCGCAGCAGCTGCGAGCATGATGCAGCCGTCACATTCTCACGCGCCGGACATGATGGTGTTTGATGATTTCACGGTGAGGGGTAATCAATTTGATTCGCAGGTCGAAGCGTGCCGCGTGTTCAAGCGCCTCACCCCGTCGCAGTACGTGTCTGGCGATGAACCTGGTGGTGCTGTGTGTCTTGTCGTAATCTTCGATATTGACCCTGACCTAGGCATTCCTAATGATGAAGTGCGAGGGTTCGCGATCGCTGGGCAGATCAACATCTCTAACGGCGAGATTACATACCAATTGTCTCTAACGCCGGGGTCTGCGCAGATTTCTGACCAGTCGTGGGATTTGCCGACGCGTGTCATCTCGGGCATCGTGACATACAACACGCTTGCAGGCGGAATGACTTACGCGAATACTGACGCGACGATAGACTGCTTCCAACTTCTTCTAACGAAAGTCTGAGCATGGATTATTCACCGAGTGGGTTGAAGCGACCGGCGGAATCTGACCCCGTTGCTGGTACGGCGACGACGTTGAGGCAGCAAGCGAACAGTGTGCAGGGGCAGTTAGTTGCGGTCACGTCGGCATCGGCGACGACGGTCACGCAGGCGGTTACGTTTCCTGTGGCGTTTGTGTCGGCTCCCGCTGCCGTCGTGGTTACTCCGGTGGCCGCATCGCCACATGTGCTTTCGACAGCAGTTCAGAACATCACATCGACGGGTTGTGAGATTCGCTTATATCGCACGACGGGCTCGGGGGTGGTGAACGTGTATGTGATGAGTATCGGGAAAGGTTTGGAGGTCGGCGGATGAGTGGCGAAGATATTGCGACCGTCCTAGAGGCTGCGGACACGTTTCAAGCGTTCGTCCTTCTCGCGCTTTTCGGTGTGTTTTTGATCGTATGGAAGTACGGCAGGGAACTGTTGGCGCTGGTACGCGAGACGAGGGAACATGCGAGTCAGATTAGTTCCGACATCGTAACGAATCATGGTTCAGCGAATCTAGGTAATGCGGTAGACAGACTTTATGAATGTCTTGTTGATTTGCAGACGACGCGCGAACTTGATGCGCAGAAAGCAGATCAACGTCAAGCTTCTGTAGAAAAGCAGTTGGGCGAAGTGCATGGCGCGTTTCTTGAATATGTTTCGTCGATGCGCCCCCTTGTTGAGTTTGGGCGCGAACGTATGGCTGTCGTACTAGAAGCGCAAGTTGAGGGCGGTGAAGACAATGTTTCCGGTTGATGTTGGTGGCGTGCAGGTTTATGCAGGCGATACGGTAACGCTGATTTCGGCGAGGGTGCTGGAAGACGATGGTGTTACACCCACGGATTTGTCTGACTGGTCGAATTGGCGTGCTGGTTGGCGTGTAAATGTTGAGTCTGAAGACGCGTTGGCGTTGGCTGTTTCGGTGGCGGGGGAACAGGTCTCTGTCACTGCGTCGCCTGCAGTGTCCCGCGAGATTGCTGGTCGTCGTGGTGTGTTCGACGTGGAAGCGACGGACGCTAATGGCGTTGTGCGTACGTGGTTTCGTGGCGTGACGCTTTCAAGATTGGATGTAGTCAGATGAAGATCGTATTTGAACACCCGGTGGTGAATGTTGTCGAACTCGCAACCGGCCCGAAAGGTGACACGGGCCCAGCCTCCACTATCCCCGGCCCGCCGAACACGCTCACTGCTGGCACGATCACCCAGATTCCTGCTGGTGGTCAGCCGACGTTTTCGATTACGGGTACTGCTCCTAGCCAGACACTAAATCTGGGGTTGGTTGATGGTGCAAACGGCATCGGCGTCCCAGCGGCCGGCAACAATCCCGGCGACCTCCTGCGCTGGAACGGGTCAGTGTGGATTCAGACGACGACCAAGTTTCACGAGGGAACCGGCAACCCGAACGGTGTTGTCACGGCTCCCGTTGGCTCAACGTTCGTGAACACCGAGTCGGGCGGATACAACGGGGCGCGACGTTGGACGAAAGCGACCGGCAGCGGTAACACCGGCTGGGTGGTCGTTGATGGCGATACGGGGCTTATTGACGTAATGAGTCTGGTGAATACGAACTGGGAGCCACACGCTGCTGCGGGAGGCGCATGGCTACAACGGCAAGCGACCCACACCACCTTGTCGTGGAGATTGAAAGTTAAAGCAGGCGCAGCCATTATCGGTACGCTTTTTTCGACTTCAGCGACGGTAATAGACCTTCCCGTCGGCTGGAGGCCAGCATCCTACCAAGCAGGGGGGTCGGGGGACATAGCCCAAAATCCTGCATGGGTTTCGGCGCAAGCGCACCCCGGGGATATTCGTGTGCGAGCACCGATCGGCACCGCCTACGTAGCAGGAACGGTTTCCACCGGCCAATGGTCATTTGACAATCCAGCGAACTGGCACTCAACCCTCCCGTAAAGGAAATGAAAATGAACCTCACCGAACTCACTGACGAAGCCCTTGAAGCACACGCTGAAACTGTGCGGCAAGAGCAAGCACGACGGCAGAACCTCACTCAAGCCCCCGAGACGATTGCACGACTCGCGCAACAGTATCGAGATGCAGGCGGCGACCAAGCAGAACTCGAAACGGCGGTTGCGCCATGACCAAGGACGCGCCCTACATCGGTGAAGCAGTCGTCAAACGCGGCCTCGCGAAAGTCGGCAAAACCCACACGCCGGGAATGTGCCAAAAGGAAATCCGGCAACTGTTCGGTGTGCCCTCGGCAGGCGACTTTGACAGGGACGGGGACGCAGATGCTCATGACGCATGGAAAGCAGCACGCGCGAACGGCCAAGTCATACGGGACACTAACCCCAAGAACGCGCCTCGTGGAAGTTACCTGTACTTTTCTGGTGGTCGCAACGGTCACGTGGCTCTCGGGCTGGGTGGCGGAAATTGTGTTTCCACCGACGCAGGAGGACGAGGACGATGGGCCAAAATCGGAATCGCAGCAGTAGCCAAAAAGTTTGGGCGCAAATATGAGGGCTACATCGTCATTACTGGCAATGGCTACCGTGTACTGGAAGCATCGACACCAGTCAAAACGGACAAGGCGCGATACGAGGTAACCGCGACGACCCTCAACGGACGTTCTGGGCCGGGCCTGCAATACCCCGTCAAAACCAAACGGGCAAAGGGCTTCCAGTTCGACTCCACCAAGTCGTCGGGCGACTGGGTGAGGGCCACATCACGCTGGTATCACAAAGCACATTTGCGCAAGGTGGTGACCGAACCATCTGTGACATGGCGTATTGGGACGCTTAACATTCCGCTCGATGCCGAGAAAATCCCCAACGGACTCAGCCGGGCCGTCATCGCCGCGAAACAGATCAACGCAGCGAACCTCGACGTGGTGGCCGTGCAGGAGATTGATCGTTCGCCCGGCGGTGTGTCACACAACTACATCTATCGGCTGCAATCCGCTCTCGGGTCTGGCTGGCAACTCGTCGAACCTACTGCAGCATGGAATGAAAACTACATCTTTGTGAGGGCGGGTTTGAAAGTCACCCAACACCCTGACCTGATCCTGCCTTCAAACGCTGGGGGCAGGCACATGACCCGCGTCAGTGTCACCAAGAACAAACAGACGCTCAACTTCGGGAACACGCACCTTGTTTCCGGAGCCAACAACGAAACCGCACGCACACAGCAAATGCAACGAATCGCTGACCACATCGGCCCAGACTGGATCGTTGCGGGAGATTTGAATCAGACACACATCTCTGCAGCCCTTGCTGAAACCCACAAGACGGCCAGAACGTCAGCCCTCAACGCGACCGGTGCGAACTGGGATACCTACGTCAAATGGGGTGGGGTGACCGGCACGAAGAAAGCCACCCATTTCCTAGACCATATCCTCGCGCCGGTGAAAGCAACGGTGAACGGATACACGCTCATCGGCATCGAACCCACCACAGGCCGACTCACCCAACCGCGAGCGAGTGACCACCTGCTCGTAATCGCGAGTATTACGATTTAAGTAACACTCACACACAAAACACCCCCACCAGCTTCGGC